CAATTAAATCTACTTTTTTTATAGCTCGAATTCATCAAAATCAGATGAATCAATCTCAGTATCTCTGGCACCGATCTTATAAGAGCTAATTTCAGTCTCTTGCGGAGCTACCTGCACCTTTGAGCTATCTGTGAAGCTATTTAACCAGCCTCCGATAGGGTTGGTAGGAGCATCAAATATCTTGTCATATCCAAGAGACTTAAGCCTATTGTTAGCTAACCACTCTATGTAACCTCCTAGCATGTCTGCATTTAGTCCTAGGAGAGAACCGTTTGAGAAGAGATATTCGGCCCATTTTTTCTCATTCTCTACAGCAAGACCGTACATATCATATACTTTCTGCTCGTTATCTTTGATAATATCCTGAAAGCCTTCGTCTGGATTATCGCGCCAATTCTTCATAATATTCTGAGTAATAGCAGTATGTAAATTTTCATCACGGGCAATTAGACCGATAATTTTTGAAGTACCCTCCATTTTACCTTTATATCCGAAGAAGAATGAGCATGCAAAAGAGGTATAGAAGGCTAATCCTTCTGTAATTTGAGTACTCAATATAGAGTTAAATATTTGTTGCTTCATACAGCCCTTATCATCACCTAGTAATGCATTATATGAGCTACTAATCTCTTGCGCTCTCTTAACGATTTCTTTGTCCTCGAGAATAGAGTCAAAGAACGCAGTAGCATCTTTCGCAATATTCTGCAGAACGTATGTATATGAATAACTATGAATAGTCTCAAATCGTGCCCAAGATGTCATACATATTTCGAGCTCTGGATTAGATACATAATTTTTGATGTTATGAATACTCCTAGAAAGCATACTATCAGTCATAGTCTGCCATCTGAGATTGCTATTGAAAATAAATCTTTCAGTATCTGTCAGATTCTCATAGTCATTACGATCTTTTGTAAGAGATACCTCTTCTGGTAACCAGTGAAACTCTTCTTGCTTTCTCCACAGCTCAAAGAACTTTGGATATTTAAATCTATCATACCTCTGTAAAGATAGGTCTTCTCCTAGAAACATAGGCTGCTTTGTTGTATCGATGTTTTTTGTATTAAGCACGGTGTTCATTTTTAAATTGTTTTTGTTAAAGGTTTTATATAGCGCACGCTCCTGATTCGCATCCGTCATCAACTGCATCTTCTCCGGAGGTCTGCTTGTCTCCATCATCAGTATTCAGATAGTAACCAGTACGCCATCCGAGTTTATAAGAAAGTAACAATTCCTTAATTACCTTAGAGTCTGGTAGAGCTCCATTATCGTAATGAGCGTAGTTATAGTATATATTAGCACTAATACTCATATCGACCCATTTCTGTAGAGCACCTACAATCTTAATAAGACCTTCATTACTCTCCATATCATACGCTAAAGTATATTTACTTTTATACGATGAGTAGTTAGGTACAATAACGGGTAACGTCCTCGCCTTCGATTTCTTATATGTGATAAAGGATCTAACTGGTTCGATTCCATTTGTAGAGCACTGAATAACAGAAGAACTCTCGCACGGCATTATTGCTGATACAGTACTATGTCTCAAGCCAAACTCTTTAATTCTTGCTCTAAGTGATTCCCAGTCCATAGAATTCTCCCTGGTTACAAACTCATCAATATCCTTTTTGTATGTATCGATAGGTAGCCATCCTTTAGAATATTTAGTTTCGTTGAATTTAGAACATGCACCTTTTTCTTCCGCTAGCTTACATGACGCACTCAGAAGATTATACTGTACCTTTTCCATCAACTCATCAGCAACGTTAGGTGCTTCATCATCTTCATACTTAACACCTTTCTTCGCGAGATAAGCCGCGAAGTTTGTAATACCTATACCGAGTGACCTTCTATTTTTTGTAAAGTTCTCAGCAGCGGGTAGGAAGTAGTCTTGATAGTCGATGAGTTGGTCTAGAATACGAATAGTAATATCACATACCTTTTCCATCTCAGCATCAGACTGAATCTCTAATACATTAATGGCTGATAAAATACATATACCGATCTCAGCATCAGCATCAGTAGTTTCCTGTAGGGGTTTTGTGGGATGTAACACCTCGACACATAAGTTAGTCATCTTGACATCTGTATCCCACGCTGATCGCTGATTGCAGTGATCGATGTTCATGTAGTAGATTCTACCTGTTTCTACACGCTCTTTAACAAAAAGAGACATTAAAGAGCGAGCTTTGACCGTCTTCTTAAACTTTAACGATGTCTTACGCTCGTACTGCTCATATAGTTCATCGAAGTTCTCGTGCCCAAACGCATCATATAGGTCCTTTGCTTCGTTCGGAGAGAATAAAGTGATGTCTTCATTTTTGAGAAATCTCTGGTAAAATAACTCACTGAATTGAATACAGTAGTCTAGCTTTCTAACACGGTTATCATCAGTACCAGAGTTGTTCTTAAGTACTAGCATATCCTCAACCTCGTAGTGCCAGAATGGAAAGTTGACTGTTGCGGATCCACCTCTAATACCATTCTGATGACAAGACTTAACGGTAGACTCCATTAACTTGAGAAACGGAATAACACCTGTATGTAAGACTTCACCATTTCTAATTGCAGAGTTAATGGGCCGTACTCGCCCGATATTTAAACCTATACCATATCTAGACCCGGTTGCGAACCCAGCGGCAGCAGATGATGAAAAGATAGAGGGTAAAGTATCGTCAATATCAATCAAACAACAAGACGCATACTGTCTAATTTTTGTACGTACACCTGCCATTAGAGGTGTAGGTATGTTGATCTTAAACTTAGAGAAGTAGTCATATGCTTTCTTTACATACGCGATGCGCCTGTCACCTGTATACTGACCGAAGCATACCATAGCAATAATCATATAAGCAAATTGAGGGGTTTCGTAGAGCTTTCCGGTAGACCTGTCTTGAATAAGATATTTGTCGCATAACTGTCTCATGCCTGCATAAGTGAAGCTCTCATCGCGACTATGATCAATATACTCATTGAGTTTATTAAGTTCAGTCTTACTATACATCATTAAGATATCCTCATCATATACATCATGGTCGTGTACGTTCTCGTTAATAAAATCGCTGAGCCTAGGCGGGTTTTTACCGCCCCATACCTCTTTGCGTAGATGGTACGATAGCAGACGTGCAGCGACATACTGGTAATTAGGTGAGTTAAGACTAATTAGATTAGCGGCAGAATCAACTAAACCGTCATGTATCTCAGCTGTCGTCATACCGTCTTTCTTCTGTAGATTAGCATTAATTTCGATATCAGATACTGTTACCCCTTTAATACCCTCCACAGCCCACTCAATAACTCGGTGAATCTTCTCTACGTTGTAGGGAACTACCTCCCCGTTTCTTTTCACAATGTTCATATATACGAGTTTATTTACTTTATTTTGTTATGATTAATAGTTTAAAAGCACCAAATCTTTGAAAATTAAATTCATCTTCATTTAGCTCAAGTAAGTGCTGTAGTATCTTCTTGTCGTCAATAATAGGGTTATCTGTTAGGTGTGTAAATGCGTTAAAGTCAATAGGAAAAATATGCTTATTCAGATACGAATATGCATCATTACATGTCATGTTGTACTCACCTAATATCTGCTCGTATGTTGAAATATCAACTGTATTTTCCTTTTGCTGGTTTATTAGAGTGTTAGCTAACCCCCTCCCTGTCTTATTCAGCTTTAAAAATAGCCCGTACAGGGGTAATATGAAGTAATCATGTGCATCTCTCTTATGTACTATTAATGATTTTTTAGGGTTATATTTTTTATTAATCGAGAGTCGTGCATGATCGTACTCGTTTTTAATAGCAAAACCTAAAAATAGAGTAGGTAGGTCGCCACTATATGCTTCAAACTTATCAATATCGACCGGTTGGTCTACTAATCTTATATCAATCATTACATTGAAATCTCGCTAATCATTGCGCCTGTCTTAATATTGATTGTTCTAATCTTATCTCCCACGTATGGGGTTTTAATAATTACAGAGACTACATCTCCGGAGATAGTAGGTCCGGTATATTCTCCGGGTGGTAGGCTGTGAGATGCCTGTATACCCCCGGTCTGTACATCAAAGATTTCTACCTTATTGTTATTAATTCGTGCAGTTAAGTTCATACCTTTATTATATACTCTTTTATAAACTGTTCAACATCAGAATCGGTTTTATTATATGTAAACCCTGTCAACGCGCTATTAAAGCTAGGGTGATCCTTTAGTATACTCTTTTTACCAAACTTCTCCTGTACAAACGCTATAACGTCCTCGGATGGTAATAATATACTCTCATCAACATTTAATACTTTTCGGATATCTTCACACTTATAACCTTTTTTGAGAAAGGCTTTAACTTCTCTACAAACATAATATTTTATGAGATTACCCTCACCACCATATTCGTCTATCTTTTTCTTAAGGAAATCACCTGAGTAAACAGTAGGTTTACCGGTAAAAACACAATTAATCTTTTGCGTGCTTGGCATCATATAATTATAAGGTATAACGTGGGATTTTCAACTTTAAACTCTAAATACTAGTATGAACTTTGATGATCTGTGTAAACAACTTCTAGAAGACTTTACTGCACCTACCGATACTAAGAGACCAGTTAAGGTTAGACCGAGTGGTAAATATGGTACGGTCAATCCTCAGCTGAACGAGCCCCATAATACCAAATCTGTATCAGGTTTTAAAGGTCAACCAGGTGGAAAAATGAAGACGATGTTCGTTACTCTACCGGTAAGAAAGAAGAAGAAGAAGCCTAAAACTGATCCTGAATAAAACGTAGTGTTCTCTCATTACGGTCTTGCAGCCGGTGATATCTGCCCTTTTTATCTTTGTATTTTCTTTCGTGCTCCTTAATCATACCTGCTTTATCTCTATTAAGTACATGCTGTGTAAACTTAGGAAATTTAGTAGTAACGTTACCGATATTAAAAGTGAAGTCAAGGAGTATTTGTTTTTGATTAAGTTTTAGAGTATTATAATCTACACTATACTTTAATCTTAAGTGTCTCTTTAGCCTATCTTCTGAAGTACGTAGATCCTTAAAAAGCAGTGCGGTAGCCTCTGCTTCTGTCAGGCCACTGGAGTACTTACCGGACTTTGACTCACTTGTTGTGAGTTTATGACCGTAACCAATAGTAGCTGTACCACCTTCCGGGCTCGGGTACGGGTAAAACTTATTACCTCTCCAGCCCGCCTTCACAGAGTTTTCTAC